TTTCAGTACTTAACTCTAAGTATATATCCTTCAATGCGATGACATCATTTGATGATGGAATTGCCTCTACTTCAATTCCATTCTCACTAGTAACACCAGTAAATGTAACTGTATCTAGTAATATCTCACCTTTATCATAGTAAACTGTTCCTGCATTATTTTTAACAATAAAGGGGAGATTATCTTTCAGTGTAAAGAAGAAAATTGTTCCTTGCTTTTCTGAAGTTGGTACGTCACTGAAGTAGACTGTTCCTTCAATGCCATCCAATGTAAATCCACTTGTCTTAATATTGTATCCTCGATTATCTGCAATATTATTTTTCTTGATGTGGAAAGCATTGCCGAAGCAAAGTTCATAAGTTGCAGGTTTGTTGAGAACTGGTTGTAAGTCTCTTCTAATCTTTACCTTAGTGATGTTAGATGTGATTGCACTACTGACATCATCAATTAGTGCAGTAACCTTAGAATACTTAAATCTTCCACCAAAGTTATTCAAATCATACGATGTTCCGTATGTTTCTAAAGTATTGATAATTTTGTTTCTAAGTGATGTAATATCTGAGATTGTGCTTCTGTCATAGTAAGCACTAGTATTAAGTTCAATGTAAAGATATTTCAGGTCAACAATTTCTGGTTTAATACCAGCAATAGAGTAGTTCTTAAGTTGCTTCTTAATTTCTTCCTTGGTTATCTTTGAAATGTACTTACCTTGTCTGGGTTTGATGGAGATGAATACTTTTCCATACTCGGGAGGATCGAGTTCATCCCCACCATAAGCAGTAACAGATTCAACATTAGGAAAAATTGTAGGAATAAGACCTTTATAATCATTTGCCGTTACCGCTCTGTTTTGGGATGCGTAAACTCTAGGGGCAAGATATTTAATGCTATCCATCTTCTCGATGTCATCACCATTCTCAGAGCTCTGAACGGTGGTGATTGGTGAAATACCACTAGTTATTCTATTTGAGTTATTATCTTCTAAAATTCCAGAGAAGTTAAAGTTTGCACAACCGTTTCCGTTCTTTCCTGCTGTAGTGATGTAACTTACAAAAACAGAACTTCCAGTTGTAGGTCTCTTACCAAAGACATCATCACCAAAAATAATCTCATACTTCTCATCTTCGATTTCCTGGATGAGGAAAATCTTTGATTTACTGTTAATTGTTAAAATATTTGCGTACTGAACGTATTCTTCATTGGTCAGGTCACTCACAAAGACTCTGATGGTTGTTGAGTCTACTGCTGGGTTTGGTAGAATGAACTTTTGGTTTGGTTGACTATTATCAATAACAAAACTCTTCGTCAGGTATCTACCTTCATAAACAGAGAGTTCATCGAAATATGCAACCCCAGTGGAGTCTACAGGGACTGTCACATCCTCTGGAATGGAGAAAACAAAGTTCCCCGACTCGATAGTACCAAGAGCAACAACACCTGCTTTAAGGGTCACTGACTTAACGTCTAGGAAACCTGTGGTGTTTACTGTAAATCTAATTTTTGCTTGAGATGCTCGTCTTGAACGTGGGACATATCCAATGTTTCTAGCAAGGGATACAACATTTTCTCGCAACGTTGCACTGTCAAGAAAAGACTCATTGACGGTCATGTTGGTATTAAATGCCGTCACGTATGAGTTATACGCTAAAATATCAATCAGAGTAGAAAAATTGGAACCCTCAAAGTCAAAATCAGTAAAATTACTGTTTGCACGAAGGTAATCCTTGATTTGCTCCCTTATGTCAGCAAAATCTAAGTTTGTAAACTGGTTAAGTGTCATTATAGTCTACTTGGTGATAGTAAAAACTCTATTTCTTGGTTCCCAAATCCTTGCCCAACAATATCATAGTTAATTCTAATATTGAGTTCGTTCATGTCATCTGGTACATCAACATCAACACGTCTCAATCTGACCCTGGGTTCATAGTTTTTAAGGATAGTTCTAATTTCTTCCTTCAGAATAAGGGCACTTTCCTTACCTACTAACTCAAAAAGGTTAGATTCTATGGTAGTACCAAGGTCCGAATCATAAAAACGTTCACCAATCCTCGTCTTAATCAAATTTTGGACTGCTTTTTTAATCGCATCCTCATTTTTGATTGGAAGAATGTCATTAGTAACAGGATGTTTTCTAAAAGATAGACTAATATCCTTAAATACTTTTGAAACCGTAATGGCCATTAAAAATAAAATGGAGTATATAGTATATCTATAAGAGTTTTTCCGACCTTATCTCAAATAGTACTATTATTTAATGTAAAATCCGTTTCGATAGTAGTCTTTATCGTCAATATAGTCATAATCTGCGTAAATTGACTCATGATGAGTCCTATCATCCTTCCAAATTGGCACTGCAACTGTATTTCCGTGCCTAAAATCGGGATTTTGACGAATATGTACCTCAATTAACTTGCCATCGATGAATTCGCAGTTAATCCACTCGTACTTTTGCCCCAATTCCTTCAAAACTTCGGGAAATTCCACCTCTCTGTCCACTTTTTCCCATCTGTCCCACTTATAAAGGGGATTTTTCTCGTCTCTGAGTCCTCTCACGACCAATGATGACTTCATATCTCTAAAATCAACGGTCAAATGCTCCCCTTTATGCACTTCACACCAGAATTCCCCTGGATGAATGAAGTCAGTTGACCCATTTAACCACATGATACGAGCATTTCGACTCATACCAAGGAAATTAACCACTGGTCTTACAACATAAAAGTCGGGTTCAGGGACATCGAACCCCACTGGTCCGCATTTATACCCTAAAACCCGACTTAATTGTAGTTTATTGTAGACCCATAGGTCCTCTGGATGGATATTTTCAAACTCTACTGTACCATCCGTTAAAATCATTACCCTCTACCTTGTCCACGATAACGTTTCCGAGCAGCATTTCGGCTACTTGCTGCATATTTAGTATGCTGACCTGACCCTTGACGAGTCTTTTTCGGTTTTGCTTCCAGTTTGTTGTTAACTCCAAGAGAAGACTTACGTGCCATTGACTTGATTACTCCTTAAGAACGGGTTTTTTGCGATTTTTTTCGACATTCAGTGGTGTCTGGTGTCGATGAAATCAGTATAACACTGCCCTATAGAGTCGTCAAGCATAAAAAAAGAGAGAGGGGCATAACACCCACTCTCCCAAAAACCTCAGATAACACGGGTTTTTTCGTGACCAACACGAATCTTGGGGTCACACCAAATCTCAAAGTCCTTATCCATTGCATCAAGACAGAATGAAACGTCCTCACCACACATGTCCTGAACTTCACCAGACTCAAACTGTTGCATCTTAGGAGCAAACCAGGGGTACTCAAGAGACTCAAACACACCCTTCTTAATCAACACCCAACCAAAACCAGTGTAATCAACGGTGAAAGGTTTGCGACGGTTCTTCATCGTCTCCAAAGTCTCGTGATTCATTACTCCACCATTGGTACGGAAATCATCTTCCTCCAACCAGTGAGCAACTGAAGTGGTCATACCATCCTCAGTACAATACCAACCTGCTGCAATGTCCTTATCCATATGGACGAGACGATAGAACTTCTCGGTATCGAATACAATATCAGAATCAATCCACAACTGATAATCGTAGTTGAGTTTGCCATCCCATGGTACTTGCTTTGGTCCTCGCAGTACATTCGCACCAAGACACTTACAACGGGCAAAGTTCACCATTGAACTGTAGTCTTGACTAATCTGAATCGATGCACCTGCTTGTACAAGGTCAAAACAAAGTTGTACAAATGCTTTCAAGAAAATATAAGAACATCCCCTTCCAGGTAGACAAAAGACAATACTCTTGCCCTTAATCATCTCCTTTGCTGCTGCTAAATCAAAATCATCGGATACACCCTTACTAGTGGTGGGTGCATTTGCTTTTACTGTGAATCCTTTTGCCATAAAAAATAAATTCCAACTCTACAAGTCTACCATAACATCTCAGTCAATGCAATATGTTATGGGTTGTCAGTATTTAGTACAACAGAGATATCCTCTCTCTTTCCCTTTCCTGAAATAAACATTACACCCTCTACTTGTCGGATACTCTCCTCTAGTTCTGAAGGTTCGATTTTTTCTAATACAGTGACTCCATTCACTTTAATATCATACGTAGTCATCTGATTCTTCTACTTTAAACAATAAGTCCTCCAAGTCTTCTCGTAAATTGATGTCCTGAAGTAGGGTCTTATCTTGCTCTAATCTATATTGGATACTCTCGATGAGTAACTCCTTATCATATACTGAAACGTCCATTCCTCCCTCTTCTAATGATAAAATCTACGCATTATATAGACTTTCATCTTTTTTCACAGAAATTTTTTTGGCAAAATTTTTTATTTTAAAGTGGTTTCAGTTAGCACTTTTTCAAATTCAAAAGGTCTCGGAGATGCATACTTTTATAGATTAGGGAAGTAGGTCGTTTTTCATTTCGACCCCCCTTACCTTTTATACCCTTATACCATCGGTTTATAATAATAATTACCCACAATCACAAATAACTGTGTATTATAATTACAAACTCACTAAGTGTTTATAATAACGAACAGCAAAATGTATGTAATTAAACAACACTGTTTAATTATAATTAAATAGTATCCCAGGGTTAGTAATAACGAGTCCTTGTATAATTCTAATTAAGTAACACTGTCTATTAATAATAAAAAAGATATACCCAGGTATAATAATAACAAACCCTCGGAGAGTTGTCAATACTTAGTGCTGTATAATAACAACCACGAACTCACTGTGTATTAGTATTATAAACCCTATACCCAGGTATAAAGTTTTCCACAATCTTATAATACTTTTCCACAACCTCTGTGGAAAACTTATACTTTGTGCCTGTGGAAAACTATTACAAACTCACTGTGTAATAACTATCACATAGTGTTGTTTAATACTTCCCACCCTCAAAACCACCCTAACAGTCTAACCACGAATCGGTGAGACTACTGTGTCCAGTGGACGAATAATAAAGTGGTTTGAGACACAACGAACTCATAAGTCCAGTGAGATTCTCACCAAATACCACGAATCAGTGAGACTCAGAAGACCTATAAGAATCTCTAAGTCTTATTCGGTATTATATTTCACGAAACCCCTTGACATAACTATCAAGTTGTGCATGTGAGATTGTATGAGAACGGAAATACTTCGGAAAATTATACTTGACAAATTTTGCAAGTTATGATATACTGCGGTCTTAGACAACAATAACTCCGAGTATTTACAAGTAATAAGAGACTATAAAGACAGGCATTATCAGATAATTACAACGGGTAAAACATGGTATTTATATCAGTTTTCCACACCCCTTGTTGAAAACAATAAAACACACTAATATGTTTTTTAATACATTTATTTTTAATCATAAAATATACTCATGAGTAACTAATGGGGTGCCTCAGAGTATCTTCGGAGTGTATTTAATGCTAAAAACTACCTTCTAGCATCTCACTATCTTTACTCCTTGTAATCACTTCTGCACTAGTAAGTTCTCGCAATCTATCCATTACATAATTACTAACTATCTCGATAATCTGAGAATCATTGTTTAATGAATCAATGGTGGACTCTGCGAGATAATCATCATAAGGATAAGTATTCTCT